GGCGGAGATAGCTTTAAATTAGCTTTATACACTTCAAATCCTTACAACACATCTAGTACGGTTTATGTTGTTACCAACGAAGTTAGTTCTTCTGGAACTAATTATACTGCAACTGGAAACGCTTTAACTGGAAATGCCGTTGTTTATGCTACGGCAGTAGCAAGTTGTGATTTTGCAGATTCGACGTGGAGTTCAGCTACAATTACTGCAACGCATGCAGCACTTTATAATGATGACCAAGGTGATAAATTGTGTGTGGTATTGGATTTTGGTGGAACTTTTACTTGTACAAATGGTACATTTAAAGTTTCTTTCCCTAATCCGGCAACAGCGTCAAATGCAATTATAAGCATGGCGTAATAGGAGAAAAGTAAAATGGCTTTAGTAATAAATGACAGAGTAAAAGAAACTAGTACTACAACTGGCACAGGTGCTATGGCACTTGGAGGAGCGGTAACTGGTTTTGAAACTTTTGCAGCTGGAATTGGAAATAGTAATACAACGTATTATGCAATTTTTAATCAGGGTACAACACAATGGGAAGTTGGACTTGGTACATTAGATGGTTCAAGTGCTAACTTAACTAGAACTACACCTATCTCAAGTTCTAATTCTGATTCAGCAGTAAATTTTACTTCAGGTACTAAAGACGTTTTCTGTACTATGCCCGCGAGTAAAACAGTTTATTTAGATGCTACAGGTAACACAGTAGGAGCGGCGGGACAAGGTTTTGCAATTGCAATGGCGGTTGCATTATAAATAGGAAAAAAATATGGCACAAGATTTTAGAAACACTTTAACGAGAGTCATTGGAACAGGCGATACTGGTATCTTAACTGCAGGAAATTATGATGCAGTTATAGGTATTAGATGCTGTAATGTTTTAACAACAACAATTAAAATTGATGTTAAAATTGCAAAAGGAGGAGCCGACTACTTTTTAGCAAAAGGCGTTGTGATTCCACCTAATTCAGCTATCGAATTGATCCAAGGCGGAGCAAAGATTGTTTTAGCAAGTGGTGATGTATTAGAAGCAGTTAGTGATACCGCAAGTTCATTAGATGTTTGTTTATCATACATCGACACAATTAGTTCGTAGGAGGAATTATGACGGCAACAATAAATGGAATCCAATATATTGGAGGGCAGTATAGCCCTAACGATTTTATATCTAATCAAGCGGCAACGATTTATGGTGTTCAAACTGTAGAGAATGGAGTCCTTGCAGGACCTATAACTATTCCTTCAACAATAACAGTAACAGGGACATTGGTAGTAGTTTAATGAGCAAGATAGAAGTAAATACAGTCGAACCACAATGCGGAACAACCTTAACTCTAGGTGGTTGTGGACAAACAGTAGCTTTAGGTAGTGGTGCATCACAAACAGGATTTGGGCAAACATATTCAGCAGTTAGTTGGGATACTTCTTCAATTAAAACTGCAACATTTACAGCAGCAGTAGGAAGTGGTTATTTCTGTAATACTTCAGGAGGTGCTTTTACTGTTAATTTACCAGCAGGTGCCGCAGGTAATGTTATCGCTGTAAAAGATTATTTAAATAGTTTTGCAACATATAATTTAACAGTTGCTCCCAATGGATCAGAAAAAATAGGAGGAGAAGCAGCTGATATGACTCTCAGTACACGAGGTATTTCTATGACTTTAGTATATGTTGATGGTACTCGAGGGTGGGTTGATGTTGGAGAAGCAACAACAGTAGCTTCTGGAGATGTGGAATATATGACAGCCACTGTTAGTGGAGCTTGTAATACTTTAACAACATCTGGAGATTATAAAATTGCAAAATTCGTAGGGCCAGGAACTTTTTGTGTTTCTGCTATTTCAACTACAACTCCACCAAGAAATTCACTAGATTATCTGGTAGTAGCTGGTGCTGGAGGAGGTCAGTATGGAACTACCAATGTTCACGGTGGTGGCGGTGGTGGCGGTGGAGGTTTTAGAGGTTCTGCTGGTACATCAACTGGACCTTATACAGTAGCACCTCCTCAATCAGGTGTTGATGCTCTTACTGCTACTATTTCAGCTTATCCTATTACAATTGGTGCAGGTGGAGTAGGTGGAACTTCTCCTGATAAGGGTGGTAAAAAAGGTTCAAATGCAAGTTTTTCAACAATTACATCCACAGGTGGTGGTGGCGGCAATGGAGGAGCAAATCCTTGTGCTCCATCAGTTAAAGTCGGTGGTTCTGGTGGTGGAGGACCTTCAGATAATTCAGGTGCAGGAGGAGACGGAAATTCTCCCCCAGTAACTCCCTCTCAAGGAAATCCAGGTGGTGCTGGTAGAGACGACCCATCTCCCCCAACTCTAGCTTCCGGTGGAGGAGGTGGAGCAACAGCCGCTGGCGCCGCTGCAACATCATCAACAGGTGGTGCTGGAGGAGCTGGAGGTACAGTTTGTATAACAGCTTCCCCTGTAGTATATAGTAAAGGCGGTTCTGGAGCTGGGGCTACCACTCCAGGAGGAACGGCCGGAGATTCAGGAGCAGCTAATACAGGTAATGGAGGTTTTGGAGGAGTTAATCGTTCACCAGGAGGAGTTAATAATGGAGGAGCTGGAGGAAGTGGTATAGTAGTAATAAGATATAAATACCAAAATTAATTAAGGAAAAAATTATGGCATCAACAATAAAAGTAGACAACGTACAAAATCAACCAGGCACTAATATAATTGATAAGTGCGGGACAACAATTACACTGGGACAAAGTGGAGATACAGTTTCTTTAGCATCAGGTGCAAGTCAAACAGGTTTTGGAGCATCAGGTGCGGTGAGTTGGGTAACAACTCCAAAAGTTACTGGAGATTCTCCAGTTACAGGTGTGTCAGGCAATGGGTATTTTATGAATACTACAGGCGGAGCAATTACTCTTAATTTACCCGCAGGAACAGCAGGAGATATAGTTGCAGTAGCAGACTATGCGGCTACTTTTGCAACCAATACATTAAGTATTACTCCTAATGGTTCGGAAAAAATTGGTGGACTAAGTGGTACAGTAGGTTTAGGTATAAATGGACAAGCGGCTACTTTTGTTTATGTAGATTCAACACAAGGTTGGGTCAATACAATGGATTCAACAAGTGATATAAGAGCAACTACATACATAAGTGCTACAGGTGGTTCAGTATCAACTTGTGGTGATTACAAAGTTCACGTTTTTACATCCCCTGGTACTTTTACAGTTAGTAGTGCTGGAAACCCAACTAATGACGAGGCTCAATATTTAGTAGTAGGCGGCGGTGGTAGTGGAGCTGCAGCTAATTATACTAACATAGGAGAAGGTGGTGGAGGAGCCGGAGGTTTTCGAATTTATGATGGCTGTTCGCCAGCTCCAACTGCTCCCCCTTTAAATGCCCCAGCCGCAGTTGCGGTTACAGCGGGGGCGTACTCTATTGCAGTCGGCGGTGGCGGTGCTGCTAAGACTTTCCCTGGTTCTTGTACTGCTGTTGTGGGTAACCAAGGAAGTTCTTCAGTTTTTGGATCTATTGCATCTGCTGGTGGTGGTTTTGGAGCATTGTGCGGTTCAGATCCCCCTCCTCAACCTGCTGGAACCGGTGGCTCAGGTGGTGGTGGAGGCAGAGGAAATGCAAACTTTACAGATGGCGGAGCAGGAAATACTCCACCCGTAGCACCACCTCAAGGTCAAAACGGTGGCGCTGGAACTCCATTAGGTGCTAGACCTTCACCTGCACCAGGACCTCACAGAAACGGTGGTGGTGGTGGCGGAGCTGGTCAAACGGGTGGCTCTGGAGACGATTATGGAGCTAAATATGGTGGAACGGGATCCTATGTATGTAGTGCAAATTTTTTTGGCCCTCCAGGTGGCAATTACGGAACTCCTGGACCTGTTGGCACAGCAAGATATTTTTCTGGTGGTGGCGGCGGAGCTGGTCAGCTGGTTCATCCCGAGGGACAAGCTGGTGGCGCAGGAGGTGGAACGGATGGTAGAAATAGTGGTGGTCCTGCAACAGATGCCACTGCAAATACCGGCGGTGGAGGTGGAGCAGCAGGAAATGTTCCTTTCCCTGCAAATGCCTATGGTGCTGGACGTGGAGGTTCTGGAATTGTGGTAATAAAATATAAATATCAATAATAATGAGTGAAATAAAAGTAAATAAATTAACACCAAGAACAAATTGTGGTACGGTCACATTAGGGGATAGTGGAGACACTATCGCTTTAGGAAGTGGTGCTACTCAAACAGGTTTTGGTAGAACAGGCACGGTAGATTGGGTTACAACTCCTCAAACCGGTACAGTAACAGCGGCTACCGGAAAAGGATATTTTGTTAATACAACATCAGGAGGAATCACAGTTAACTTACCAGCAGGAGCTGCTGGTTCAATTGTTTCTCTAGCGGATTACGCCAATACTTGGCACTCAAATAATGTTACAGTTTCAGCTGATGGTTCAGAAAAAATTGCTGGATTAACTACTGATGCTGTTTTAAGTACACAAGGTCAATCGATAACTTTAGTATATGTAGATGGCACTCAGGGATGGGTGACAACATCTGATTCAACAGAAAATATAGTAGGGGCAGCATACGTTGCGGCAACAGGGGGAACGCCTTGTGCGGGAACAACTGTTGGTGATTATAAAATTCATGTATTTACCGGTCCAGGAACTTTATGTGTGTCTAACGCAGGAACTGCTCCAGGAAATAATAAAATAGATTATTGGGTATTAGGTGGTGGAGGCGGCGGTGCATCCGGAGGAAATGGAGCTGGTGGTGGCGGAGGAGCTGGAGGTTTTAGAGAATCAGTTCCTAGTTGTAATGCTTGGGCTGGAAGTCCATTAGCAAGTCCAGGCGGAGGAATTGTAGCTGCAGTACAAGGTTATCCAATAGCAGTCGGTGGTGGCGGTGCTGGAGGTACAGGTACTTCACCTGCAACCCCTGGTGTAGTCGGAGTAAATTCAAGTTTTGCAACTGTAACATCTGCAGGCGGTGGATTTGGTGCAGGATATGTACCAGGACCTGGCTCGTGTCAAGGAGGAGCCGGTGGATCAGGAGGCGGAAATGGTGCTTGTACAGGTTGTGCAGGAGCGGGTAATACCCCGCCTGTAAGTCCTCCTCAAGGAAATCCAGGAGGATCAGCTTCTCCAGGTGCATCTAGTAAAGACAGTGCCGGAGGTGGTGGCGGTGCTACTACAGTAGGTACAACTGGATTAAACCCTCCAGGAGTAGCAGGCCCAGGAGGAGCCGGTGGTACAACAAATATTACAAATGCCCCTTTAATTAAAGGTGGCGGCGGCGGTGGTGGAGCAAGATGTGCTGCAGTATCTGCTGGAACTGGGGGACCAGGTGGTGGAGGCGCTGGCGGTAAAGCAGCAGTTGCTGGTGGTACAGCGGCAGCTAATACAGGTTCAGGTGGTGGCGGCGGTGGTTTTGTAAGTGCTGGATCATATGGAGTGGGTGGAGCTGGTGGATCAGGGTATGTAGTTATAAGGTACAAATTTCAATAATATTTATGTATTGTTTAAGAATTAATTTTAAGATATAAGGAGAAACATTATGGCACATTTCGCAAAACTAGGATCAAACGGAAAAGTTATTCAAGTATTAACTTTGAATAATAGTGATATGTTAAACGCTGATGGCGTTGAAGATGAAACAGTAGGACAACAATATTTAGAACAACACAATAATTGGCCTGCACAAATGTGGATTCAAACTTCATACAACACAGTAGCTAATACACATTCATCAGGTGACAATTCAAAAGCATTTAGAGGAAATTACGCAGGCATTGGTTATGAATGGGACGAAGATAATAATATCTTTTGGTCTAAAAAACCTCACGCTTCTTGGGTAAAAGACGTAGCTACAGCTAATTGGAAATCACCAATCGGTGATGCTCCAGCTTTAACAGCTGAACAACAAGCACAAAACGACGCAGATACTCATGAGTGGTATTATGTGTGGAATGAGGCTGGTCAATCTTGGGATATAGTAGACGCTAGAGCCTAATTGATCTAGATCAAATCTTTTAAATTACATTGACATTATAATACCTTCCTTTATAAAAGGAATTGGTATGCAAAAGAAAGTACTCTCAGAAATCGATTTACATTATGGCAAAATAGATATGCCTAAAGGTTTTGAAATAGACCGAGACAAACTTCAATCCGATATTTTATCATCACAAATTAAAAATTCAAAATTTCCATTCTCAAGAGAATGGGATAAATTAAGTACTTATATGCGAGAGCATATAAACCTAGAATATGGATTTACTTTAGTGAATAAAGAAACGTGGGGAAATATGTACAAACCTAAAGAAATATCTATCCCTTTATTAAATATTGACCCAGTTGATTTAAGAAACTCTCCTGATTACACATTCCTTTATGGAGTAAATGTTAAAGACTGTAGTGTTAGAATACATTATGATTCAAACAGAAGAGCGGGAAGAAGTTGGGACATACCATTAAAAAATAACCATTTTATTATGTTTCCATCTACTCAAATGTATTACATCACTAACACTCAAAAGGATTCCTTAAACTTTATTTTAACTACTAGTTATGAATATATATAAAAATTTTTTACCAAAAGATATTTATAAAGAACTTAAAAACTCTATGATGTCAGATCATTTTCCTTGGTATTTTAATGATGGAGTAAATAATTTACCTGATAAATATTTTCAATTTACTTTTGTTTTTATAAAAAATGGTCAGTATCAATGTTGGGGTCAATGGCAAGATGTTATGATTCCAGTATTAAAACATATTAAACATAAAAAAATAAATAGAATAAAAGCTAATTTATTAACAGCAACAGATAAAATAATCGAACACGAATTTCATATTGATCAAGAAAAAGGTAAAACAGGTATTTTGTATTTAGACAATAGTAATGGATATACGAAATTTAAAAACGGTAAAAAAATTAAAAGTGAAGAAAACAAGTACGTTGAGTTTGATTCTATATTAGAACACACAGGTTCATCTTGTACCGATAAAAAAAGGAGAGTTGTAATAAACTTTAATTATCAATGAATTTATCTAATTATTTCTGGTATTTTAATGCAGCGCTTACACCAAAGTTCTGTGATGAGGTTATTAAATATGCATTATCTAAAGAAGAAGTTATGGCTAGAACAGGTGGCTATGGTGATAGAAAATTAAAAAAAGAAGAAGTAAAAGATTTAAAAAGAAAAAGAAACTCTGATTTAGTGTGGTTAAATGATAAGTGGATATATAAAGAATTACATCCCTACGTTCATATGGCTAATAAAAATGCTGGTTGGAATTTTGAATGGGATTGGTCTGAGTCTTGTCAATTTACAAAATATAAATTAAATCAATATTACGATTGGCATTCTGACCCTTGGCATAAACCCTATAATAGAAAAGATAAGAATGCAGTTGATCACGGTAAAGTTAGAAAATTATCTATGACTTGTCAATTAACAGATGGTTCAGAATATACCGGTGGAGAATTAGAATTTGATTTTCGAAACTATGATCCAAATCTGAGAGATGAAAGTAAACATATACGAAGCGTACCTGAAATATTACCTAAAGGCTCTATCGTAGTATTTCCTTCACATTTGTGGCATAGAGTTAAACCAGTAACGAGAGGAACGAGATACTCACTTGTCGTATGGCATTTAGGATATCCCTTTAAATAGTATGTATATAAATAATTATTTTGTAACACCTGTATGGAATGAAATGAAACCAGACTTTGTTAAATCTTTAAACAAAGCGTCTGATCCATATATTAAAGAAGCTAAAAAAAATAAGGAAGCTAAAGCTCATCTTAAGGCTCACGGAGACTTTGGTCGTTCGTGGCATTCAACTCAATTACTAGTGGATACTCAATTTATGGATTTTAGAAATTATGTAGGTCAAAAATGTTGGGAGTTTTTAGATCACTCAGGATTTGATATGAGTAAGTATACAACTTTCTTTGAACAATGTTGGGTACAAGAATTTGCTAAGAAAGGTGGAGGACATCATTCAGC